TGTCCCAAACGACATTCTGCGCTTTACGGAATTTCTCCAATGCACGATTACCCTTCAGAGGTTTGACAGGTCCTTCGGATGGGAAGACATCCAACATACTTAGTTGATCCACAAGAGGACGAGTTTCACAAGTACATCCCCAGTTTGCATTTTTAGGATTAAACATAATTACGCCTCCACACGATCATGAATAGGAAGAATACGGTGTTCAAAACGACTGTCTGATGTACCACCATAGTTACCACCAAACATAAACCAACCTTTTGCACGTTCCCAAGTCTCAGTGACTTCGTTGAACACTGCAGGAACCAACTTAGGGTAAGGTTTACCACAAGGACGATCATCGACAATCATCACTGCAGGACGATCATCCTGCGGATCAAAGGGGCCGTCACAGTTGACGACATTCAAAGAGTTGTTCGCAGAACTGATACCACCATTGGTACAGTCATAGTTTCCAAATTCTGAGTTACGGTAAACACTAACATTAAGTCCCATAATTAAGCTCCAATCGTATTGTAATAACCTTCGGCTGCAACTTCCATAGTTGCGTCACCATTGTCGTAGAGTTGCCACAGTTCAGATCCTGTGAAGTAAACACATGCGTCCTGCATGATAGGCCACTCACTCGTATGAATGATTGTCCGAATAGGCATCTTCCAGTTTTCCATACCTTCTGTCAGTTTGTTGAACGCCTCAGACAACTGACCTTGTGTCCATTTTTTAAAAACGATTTGATTTTCCATTACCAAATTACCTCTTCAGTTACGATCATACGTGGGTTATCAATTAGTACGTTTTCGACGTAGGTTTTTACTGCACCGTCATCGTACATAACAGTCACAAGAGTTTCACCGTCTGCATCTTCATGGATACTGGTGATCTCGCCTAGTATTGCAACATCTGTGCGATACTTCCGAATAATTCCCATACCAACTTCAAACATCATTTCGTCCTTTCGATCAACTTACTCTTATAATATAGTGGCTAGACAAGGAAAAGTCAAGAGTTTTTTGAAATTATTTTGAATTTTCTTTTCCTTTTAAATCAACGACTTATATTTTTTTGTCAAAAAAGTTTCAAGTTCCCTTGCTTCTTTTTCGTACCAAAGGTCCAAATACTCATCAAATGATTCGTATGTTGTTTTGTTATCAACATGCAACTCTTTACGTGCATACTGTTTCACGTGCACCATCTCATGACAGATGGTGGTGATTAGATCATCAGTAGACAACTTCGCATTCACTTCAATCTCAAACTCACGAGTATCGATTGCGCAACAGAAACCATACTGGTGAGTTTTCAAGTCGTTGGACAACTGAACACCCACTTCTAAGGTTTTCATACGAGGCATCAATTCACCTATGCAGAAGTTCACTACGTCTTCTGCAAGTTGACGTTTGGTTTTTGTCGAACCTTCTGCATAAACATAATTCATTACATTGCACTCCGCATTTTCGCCATACGTTCTTTTGTTGACAACCACTGTTCAAACTCCATTGGTTTACGTGGTTCTCCACAAGCAAGTTTCTTTTCTTTGAACTTTGCTTTTAGGATAGTCGCCGCATCACGACCCATGAACCGTGAAACCAGTTTCAACAGATCTCGACGAAACGAACGACCATGGTGCCAGTGTCCAAGGCAGTGAGTCATCTCATGGATCAATGTGTATTCATCAAGACCCACGATCAGATCCAGAGTGATTGTGTTTCCACACGCCCAACCTGCAGTCTTACGACCAGTGTTACGGGCTTTAGATTTGACATGGATTTCAGAACCACCTCTGTTTCGTTCTGCACGTAACTTTTTCCAAGTGTCAGACTGTGTGATCTGGTCACAACGTTTCTGCGCTTGACGGATTGTATCGAAATCTTTGATCTTACCGTATTCACGTTGAAACGCCCACTCTGCTTTGTAGGTTTTCATCTTCTCAGAATCTTTGGTTCCGTAACCTTTGTTCTGTTTCTGTTGATGTTTACGAAGATAATCGATGTAACTTTGAATTGTACCAGTTGAGTAACCCTCATTGCGCCACTCATTAACTTGGTCAGACATTGATGTTGGATAACAAAGCATATATCTTCCTCTCTCGTTGTTACATTATTAATATAATACTTCCAGTTAGAAATTGCAAGCTTTTGGACGAAAAAAGTTTGTTTTAAAAACAACCACTTATAATTTTTTTTCGAAAAAGATATTAATGTTGCATAAAAGACACACACCAAAAAATGTTTTTCTGCAGTGCAGAGAGTTGGATATTACTTGCCTAAACATTAGGTGCACTTTCAAAAAGTGTGAAGAATTTAATAGAAGGAACACAATTATGCGTTTTATTACAGCAGCGATTTTCGCAACTACTTTCGCAACATCCGCAGCGGCATTGGATCTGCCAGTGCCAGGTCTTGCGTTGAACACAGATGCAAAAGTAGAATATAAAATGGATGCAGAGACAACTGCAGCTACACTTGCACCAGAACTAGCTTATACTCCATCTTTTATTGATGGTGTTGAGTTCACAACTGGTACAACTCTAAATGTGTGGGATAACGATGGTGGTTTCACATTGGGTGACGAATTCGACACTCTACCAACATTGTCAATTGGTGCAACATATGTACCAGCAATGATCGACAATGTAGAACTAGAACTAGGTACATCGTATGACCTAGAAGCAAAAGAACGTGGGGAAGTAACAGTCTCTGCAACTTTCTCGTTCTAATCGCCTAAATATAGGTGATCGAAGAGGGACCTTCGGGTCCCTTTTTTGTTATGGAGAGTAAGAAGTGAAAGACAAGTATCTAAATTACAATTTGCGAACAGATGGTCTAAACATTTTAGATGTAAACACCATGTTCCACGAATTATTCCAAAGAAAAGATTACGACTGGTGGTATGAGGTTCAAGAAGGCGACATCGTCGTTGACCTTGGCGCATGTGTTGGTTTCTTCACATGTCACGCTTTGGATCGTGGGGCAAAGAAAGTTTATGCAGTCGAAGCTAATAGAGAACATCTTAAAACTTTATGTTACAATGTTTCTGAACATTGGATCGACAATTCAAAGTCGTGTGTTGTACCTATCCATGCTGCAATAGGTAAAGCAGATAGATATGCGTTGAATTACTATGGTGAAAATGTAGATGCACCACGTAAAGAATTTATGGAACTGATGCACGAACACCAGATCCACAATATTGATTTTTTAAAAATTGATATTGAGGGAGCAGAATTTGATATCTTCAAGAAAGAAAATATTCTATTCTTAAAACATCACGTTAAACACATCGCAGTTGAGTTTCATTTGGATGCGTTTAGAGAAGCACCATACGAATGGATACACTTTAGAGATCATGTTGTTAACCACTTTAACTTAGACCAAGTGAGATTTTTAACACACAAAGATAGAGTGTTATCGCACGACGACGAAAAGCTGCGTGGAGATTGGCCAATCGGATGGGGATCTTCTTTTATGTTGTACATCACCAATTCGTGATATAGATCATGAACTCTGGTGGAACTTTTGTCCAGTCTCTTTGCATCATTGCCCAATCTTCATTTATCGCATTACGGACATAATTGTTCTGAACACGAACTTTATTTTTATCCATAAAGTGTCGAAGAAAAGTATCTCGAAATCTTATAAACTGTCTTGGTGAATCATCCGCTGCACGTAAGTGACATTCAATTGCCATGTGTCGAACATTATTTTCAAACCAATCTATCATTTCTGGTTGTAGGATATTATATTCTGCACCTTCACAATCGATTTTCAAAAAGTCGATCTGAGCAATGTTATAATCATTTAAAAATTGAGTGAAGGTAAATGTAGGATAATCTACATCACCTTCACCAAATACATGTAATGTATCATACGGACTGTATGAAATTGCACCATGAATTGGAACAACACGAGTGTTATCATCAATGATGTAATCGGAAACATTCCGTATTGCAGTTTTCAATAGATCACGATTGGGTTCGATCATGTATACACGATCCGCACCTTTGTCTAATGCATTTGCAGAAAAGAAACCGACACAGGCACCAATGTCCACGACAATATCATCTGGTAGTACTTCATACCACCAGTTATATTCACAAGTTTTGAAAAACTCAGAATAAAGATGTGCTGCCTGTGAAAGATCAATACCCTCAGTACTAAGTTTGTGAGGATCTAAAGCTTTGTGGTTCATTTGTTAAAATACTTTTCCAACATTTCTAGGACATCATCATATTTTGCAATTTCCATGATTTCCATTTCCATTGCTTCAATAATGTCTGGGTGTTCCCCAATACCAGTTGTTGAATTTAAGTATACTTCGACATTTGCTTTGTGTTTGTCGACATGACCCTGTGCATGACTTCTCAGGGCTTCTAAAAGAATTTCTCTCATAATGTACTCCATATAAATAGTAATAACAAGTTTCGAAAGGTAATCAAGTAAATGATCACTAACTATTTATCTCCACAGTCATTCATCGTTTCCATCGATAGACTACCTAACGTGGAGTTTTTTACACAAAAAGTGATGATTCCAGATGTATCTGGTAGTCCACAACAAACGAATACACCGCTTGGTTTGATATATGATTCACCAAGTCAATTACAGTATTCTGATTTGGACATCACATTCATCATTGACGAGGATATGAAAAACTACTTAGAGATCTTGAACTGGTTGGAAGGTATGGGTTCCCCCAACACCCAAGATCAATATGCGAAACTTGAAGCTTCTGACGAGGGTATCCAATCAGATATTACTATCGTTGTTAACAACAACCACAAGAACCCAAATATACATTTTGTCTTTAAAGATTGTTTTCCTGTTAGTATTTCATCGATAAGTTTAGACGTGACCGCTGCAGACACAATATATGCAGAAGCGACTGCAACCTTCAGATACACAAACTTTACTGTTGCATCTCACTCATAAGTGTGATATAATATGATATAGTGAAATTTAGGATTATGAAAAATGAGTGTAAAACAATTGAATCCTTTTCTGTTGACATTTTACCAAGTGTCGATAACCAATTGGAATGAAAAGAAAAAACAGTTACTAAGTCTTATCGATTGGAATGATAAAGAGTGTTTTATGGTAGAACACTTTACAGACTATTACAAGAACGTCAATAGAGAAGATCATCGTGCACCTTACACAGATCAGTTTGTAAACATCCTAAAATATGATCTGAATGCGTTTGTTCATCAAGTGCAAAACTCCCCACTAAACAGATTTAACGTAGATTTGAGTATGAGAGTAGAAAACCTTTGGGCACAAAGGTATACTTCCCAAAATTTTATGCCACCTCATACACACGAACCTTCTGGTTTTTCTGCAGTTCTTTATGCAGAGTTCGATGAACACGAACATGAAGCAACAAAATTTTGGGCTCCATTTAAAAATACTATCGACGCTATGGATTACAGATATGACCCCCAAGTAAAAGAGGGTGACATATTGTTCTTCCCTAGTTATTTGATGCACTATGCAGAACCAAACGCATCATCTAAACAAAGAACAATTTTTTCTTTTAACAGTCGTGTGAAACCTACAGGATTTTTTGATAAATGAACGACGATATTAATGAGATGTGGGCTAAAGATGCGCCCATAGATGAGACCAATCTGATTGGTGAAAGTAAACGGATCCCAACACTCCACAGTAAGTACTATTCTATGTACTACGAAGAAGCGTTGCGTGTCAAGAAACTGAAAGCAGATCTCGCAGAATTGAAACGAGATAAGATGGAATACTACGGTGGTTCCATGGCGGAAGAAGATCTGCGAGAACGTGGTTGGAAACCATTCCAGTTAAAAGTTCTTCGAAACGATTTAGATAAATATATTGTAAGCGATAAAGATATTATCAAACTTAGTCTTAAGATAGATTACCACACAGAACGTGCAAACTATTTGGAAGACATCATCAAAACAATCCATTCTCGTAACTTCGTCATCAAGTCAATGATTGATGTAATGAAGTTCCAGTCAGGTGACTATTAATTATGACCGACACAGTTACTGTTGAATTTCTTGATCATGTGCATATGCGGGTGACCGCAGACCCATCAGTGCGCCAAGAGATCAGTGACTTTTTCTCATTCCGTCCAGAAGGTTGGCAGTATCACCCAAAAGTCAAGACAAAGATGTGGGACGGTATTATTCGTATCTATTCGCCTATGCGTCCCAAACTATATGTTGGTCTTCTCGAAAAACTAAAAGAGTTTTGTGATGTACGTGAGTACGAACTGGAAATTGAAACAGATGCGTATGACATAGATATATGTGATGAGAACTATCCAGTAGAACTTGCACAAGAGATTGGATGTAAGTTCGAACCACGTGATTATCAGTGTGAATATATTATTAATGCGATTGCGAATAATAGAACACTTAGTGTATCACCAACATCGTCTGGTAAGTCTCTTATCATATATCTACTTCAACAACACTATTGGAGAACATATGGACATCGTACACTTATCATTGTTCCAACAATCGGCTTGGTTCACCAGATGGCTGGAGACTTTGTCGACTACGGATGCAAGGATCCAATATATAAGATTCAGGGGGGTGTAGATAAACACTCAGACGATCCTATCGTCATCTCGACATGGCAGTCTCTCACAAAGATGCCAAAAGAATGGTTTGATCAATTCAATGTTGTACTTGGAGATGAAGCACATCTATTCCAAGCAAAGTCGCTTACCACAATTATGGAAAAATTAATAGACTGTAAATTTAGACATGGATTTACTGGAACACTAAAATCATCTGAATCAAAAACACATCGTATGGTACTGGAAGGTTGTTTTGGGCCTGTCAAACGTGCAGTCACCACAAAAAATCTTATCGACTCTGGTACAGTTGCAGATTTTAATGTAAAAGCAATTGTACTTACATATGGAGATCAAGTTAAAAAGGACTTTAAAAGTGCGATTAAAAAATTGGATTCTACAAAAAAGTATCCTGCTGAAAGAGAGTTTCTTATTAATTCACAAAGACGGAACATGTTTATCCGCAATCTACTCTGGTCGTTAGAAGGACAGAACAATCTTGTTTTGTTTGATCTGGTTGAGAAACATGGTAAGATCCTAGAGCCTTTGCTTCGCAAAGAAGACAGAGTCTTGCATTTCATTTATGGTGCGACAAAAGGAGATGAACGTGAACGCATTCGTCATTTGATTGAGAATGATCCAGAAAAGAAACACGACATCCTCGCATCATATGGTGTTTTTTCTACTGGGGTGAACTTACGGAAACTGGACAATGTGATTTTTGCGTCTGGTTCAAAGTCTGAGATCAAAGTTCTACAGTCGATTGGTCGTTCCCTCAGAAAAGGAAACGATGCAGACAAAGCTACCCTATATGATATTGCAGATGATTTGTCATCTGGTTCGTTTACGAACTACACGATGAACCACTTCAGAAAACGCATAGAGATCTACTCAGATCAAGAATTTCCATTCAAGATTTACACAGTTGAAATTTAAGGCCTTAAAGTGTTTCTAAAAGCGATGGCTCGATTATAACGGTTGTCAACACAAAAGTCAAGCACTTTTTTCAAAAAATTTTTTACTTGACAATGTTTACATGATGTAGTATACTGTCAAGGATTTCAACACAACAGAAGGAGGACTCGTTTGTCTAAGAAGAGAAATTACGTCAACAACAAAGACCTTCTGGAATCACTTATTCAATATAAAGAGGCGTGTAAAGAGGCAGAAGATTCGGGGGAAGAGATCCCCAGAGTCCCAGACTATATCGGTGAGTGTATCTTTATGATCGCTAACCGTCTTGCAACAAAACCAAACTTTTCTGGTTACTCCTATAAAGAAGATATGATTTCAGATGGTATTGAAAACTGTCTACAATATATTCACAATTTTGATCCAGAAAAATCTAAGAATCCATTTGCTTACTTTACACAGATCATTTGGTATGCATTTCTAAGACGGATCCAAAAAGAAAAGAAACAACTTTACATTCGATTTAAATCATCACAGAAAATGATGTCGGATATGCAAGTCGTGGATGGTAGTGAAGGACTTATTACAATGTCAGAACCACCAGATTATATAAACGACTTTATCGATGAGTTTGAAGGTAAACTCGCTAAAAAGAAATGAGGAACTAAAATGAAATATTATCGTATCGAACCCACTTATAAAAAATCTGTAGTAGAATTTGATATTTTTAAACGTCACGATGAAGATGGAAATCTAGTCTTTTTGCGTAAAGAACTAGGATGGCGTTGGGGATCTTTTTTGGTATCTGTTCCAGAGACTGATGAAGAAGCCTTGGAATATCTCAAAGGAGAGGGGTATGAAGGTGAAGATGCAATTCTGAACTGGGCGATGGATTATGGACACACCATTATCGAAAACGATGAAGAAGTCTTAGATCCTGACACAACTCTACTTGAAATGATTATGTCTCAGGTGTTGCCGAACGAATCGGATGATTTTGTTGATATCACTGAAGATTATAATATGGAAATGTTATACTGTGATGATGGTTGTTGGGAAGACTGGTCAGTTACATCATACCAGACAGATATTGATGATGAACAACAGGAAATCTGGATCGCAGAAGCAGAAGAAGCATGGGAAGAAGACTACCAAGAAGGTGTTGAAGAACTTGGTTGGGAGTTTGTCGATAACATGTTTGAAATGCAGTGTAGTCCACAAATTATCCCTTGTGATGAACATGGACACGACTTGAAAGGCGAAGAGGAAACCGCAGCGTGAAGATCTTAATCTTTGGTCTGCCAGGTGCAGGCAAATCTACTCTTGCAGAACCGCTGGCGAAACTCGTCGGCGGTGTCCATTTAAATGCGGATCGTGTTCGTGAAGAATACAACGACTGGGACTTTTCACCAGAGGGACGTATGCGTCAAGCAGCACGTATGAGATATCTTGCAGACGGTGTTGTCAAGGCAGGTAAAGTTGCAGTTGCGGATTTCATTTGTCCGACATATGAAGCGAGACAAAACTTCCGTGCTGACTTCGCAGTCTGGATGGACACAATTCAAGAGGGTCGTTTTGAGGACACAAATAAAATGTTTGAGGAACCATCTATAGATGAATATGATTATCATGTCTCTAAATGGTTCAACGATACTCATCAACAACTAGCAAAGGTATTAGAGAAATATCTGGATTTGGATTACACAAGGTAAAGATATGTTTGATTGGAAGAAACCAACGACTCAGATGTTGGGTCGTTGGCAACCTTGGCACGATGGTCACACAGAACTATTCAAACGTGCACTCGCAGAGACTGGTCAAGTTGTGATCATGTGTCGTGATGTCTTCAATTTTGATGGAGACGCAGGTGCAGGACGAACTGTAGAACAGAACGACAACCCTTTTACTTGGAACACTGTAGAAAGTAACATCAAAGGCGCTCTTGAAAAAGAGGGCTTTACATATGAAGAAGAGTATGTTATAATGCGTGTACCAAATATCGTAGACATCAGTTATGGTCGTGGAGTAGGTTATACTTTTACTGAACACGATCTAGGCAAAGATATCCATGATATTTCAGCGACGAAGATTAGAGCGCAAATGAGAGAAGAGGGTAAACTTTGAAGATTGCGATTATAACAGATATGCACATCGGTGTTCGTGGAGATAGTCAGGTATTCCTAGACAATCAAGAACGATTTTTTGCCAATGTGTTCTTTCCATATTTGGATGAGAATAAAATTGATACCGTGTTTGACTTGGGTGATACTTTTGATCGTCGAAAGTTCATCAACTACAACACACTGAAACGTGGTAAAGAGTTCTTCTTTGACGAACTCGCTAAACGTAATATCGAATACCATGCACTGGTGGGTAACCACTCAGTATATTATACAAACACAAATGACATCAACAGTATGGATCTGTTGTTGCGTGAATACGACAACTTCACCCTATATGAAAACGAAGCGGTTGAACTGCAGAAAGGTTCAACAAAGTTTTTGATGACGCCTTGGATCACAAAAAATAATCGTGATGCAATTCTAACAAAAGTTGAGAATACAGATGCAGATGTTCTATTAGGACATCTTGAAGTAAAGGGTTTCGAGATGATGCGAGGTACTGTATGTACACATGGTCTCGACATGGATGTATTTAAATCTTTTGAAAACGTTTTTTCTGGACACTTCCATCACCCATCAAAGTACTCAAACATTGAATACCTTGGTGCGCCATATGAGATGACTTGGTCAGACTATGGTGGTAAACGTGGGTTCCATACTTTTGATACCGAAACAAAAGACTTGACATTTGTAGAAAATCCGTATAGAATATTCCACAAGATTGATTACGACGATGAAGACATGACTGTCGATGACATTAACGGTCTCGACGTGTCTATGTTGGAAGATGCGTATATCAAGGTGATTGTCAAGAACCGTACCAATGCATATCTCTATGACTTGTTCATGAACAAACTTGGAGAGAGTGGTGCAGTGGATATCAAATCTATTGACGATTCCTTGAACCTCGAAAACGTAGGTGCGGAAGAAATCTTAGATGAGACAAAGGATACAAAAGAGATTTTGCATCAATACATCGATGGTTTGGATACAAACATCGATAAGCAAAAGATCAAATCTTTGGTAAATGAATTATATTTTGAGGCTTTGAATCTTGGATGAGAATACACTTTAGACAAGTTCGATATAAGAACATACTTTCGACTGGTAACGTATTCACAAAAATTGATCTAGATAGGAAACCAACAACACTCATAAGCGGTACTAATGGTGCAGGGAAATCTACACTATTGGACGCAATTACTTTTGGGTTGTATGGTAAACCTTTCCGCAAGATCAATAAGGGTCAGTTGATGAACTCCATCAACAAGAAAGACCTTATGGTTGAGATCGACTTTAGTGTTGGTGGAAACGAATACACAGTCAGACGTGGAATGAAACCAAATCTCTTTGAGATCATCAAAGACGGTAAAATGGTTGATCAAGATGCTGCAGTCAAAGACTATCAAGCGTATCTTGAATCATCTATTCTTGGTATCAATTACAAATCTTTCAATCAGATCGTTGTGCTTGGTAGTGCAACGTATGTTCCGTTTATGGAACTTCCTGCGTCCACTCGTCGTGAAATCATTGAAGATCTTCTTGATATCCAAGTGTTCAGTACTATGAACCTTCTTGCGAAGGATCGTATTGCAGAGAACCGTGCAAACTTGACAGATAATGACTACAAGAGCGATTTGGTCAATCAACGAATTGAAAGCGCACAGGAACACAATGAGTCTATTCGTAAGATCCGTGAAACTGAAGTAGAAAAGATTCGTGAGAAGATGCAGGTTCACTTGGATAAGATTGACTCATGTAAAAATTTTATTGAAGGAATCGAAACAGAGATTGCATCTCTGTATGAAACAATATCTGACAAAGAAGGTATTGAAAACAAGTTTGCGCAAGCTACAGACATTCGTAGGGATTTGAGTAACAATCTGCGCAATTTCGTAAAAGACTTGAACTTCTACCATGATAATGATAGTTGTCCTGTCTGCAAACAGGGGATCGAACATGACTTTAAAGAAACAGTTATCCAAGAAAAAGAAGACAAGAAAGTCCAAATTGAGAGCGGTATGGTTGAAATCGATAAACGAATCGAAGGATACCAATCTCGTATTGCAGAAATCTCAGAGATAGAAAAAGAGATTCAAAACAAAAATTTAGAAATCAAAGAGAACCGTGGTGAGATCAAGATTGCGAAGAATGCACTTGTGTCTTACAAAAATGATCTAGACAATGCAGAAGCATTGGTCGAAGAAGTTGATACATCAAAATTAAAATCTTTTGAAAAAGAATTAAAGGTTTTACAAAAGGATCGTGCAGAACTACTAGACAATCAAAGTGTCTTGGGTGTCCTTTCGACTATATTGAAGGACGGTGGTATCAAAGCAAGAATTATTGCACAGTACATTCCAGTAATGAACAAACTCATTAATAAATATTTGGGTGCGTTCGATCTGTTCGTCGACTTCCAACTAGATGAAAATTTTAACGAGGTTATCAAGTCTCGTTTTCGTGACACCTTCTCATATGCTTCATTCTCTGAGGGAGAGAAACTTCGTATTACACTATCTATTATGCTTGCGTGGCGTTCAGTCGCAAAGTTGCGGAATAGTGTCAGTACAAACTTACTCTTACTGGATGAAACACTTGACGGTGCACTTGATGGCGTTGGTATTGACAGTCTGATCGAAACACTCCACAATCTAAACACGGACGATAACATCTTTGTTATTTCTCACCGTGGGGACCAGTTCGCTGAGAAGTTTACGTCACATATCAAATTTATGAAAAACAAAAACTTTAGTGAGATTAGTCCTTGACAAACAGGTGATATTATGATAAATTGGGTGTTGATATTGGTCGTGTACTGGAACGGTAACGTCATGACAACAGGTGACGGTGTATTCAACACCATGACAGAATGTTTCATGGCAAGAGAACGACTGGTAAATCAAATTGGTGGACGAGATGGAATACCACCAAATAATATGCAAGCTATATGTATTGCAAACGACACCACAGCGGGGATACCGACATTCCCCATGTAAAGGAGAAATGTCATGAGATTTTCAGATCTAGTTTTCAGACAAACAAACTTCCCTAAAGGTATACAGTCGATTGTCGACTTCGGTGAATACTCTCTGAGTGTCATCAAGAACGAGATGTCTTATGGAAACAAGACTGGTCTCTACGAGATCGCTGCGTTCAAAGGTAAGGAACAAGTTGTTCTGCCTGGCATCACAGAAGACCACGACACAGTAAAAGGGTTCTTGACAGAGGACGCTGTTTCTGGTATACTACTAAAGATGCAGTCAATTACAGCAACACAAGGTAAACAATGAGTTCTTTCTACACATCAGTAGAGAGGTTTGGTAACAATATACTTTGGAGAGGGTACGAGAACGGTAAACGTTTTTCCCGCAAAGTAAAGTTCAAACCATCTTTCTATCTACAATCTAAGTCAGGTGGCGACTTCCGTTCTTTGATTGGAAACAAACCACTTGCAAAGAAAACCTTCGACTCTATGTCGGAGGCGAAACAGTTTATAGAAGACTACAAAGATGTTTCTAACTTTAGTATCAATGGTACACAGAGTTATGTGGCCCAGTTCATTCAAGAGAAATACCCATCAAAAGTTTCTTTTGATATGCAACTGATCAACATCGCCTCATTCGATATTGAGGTTGATATTGGTGATGGTTACGCAAACATTGAAACTGCAGATAAAGAGATCACTTCGATTGCGTACAAGTCTTCGAAGTCTGACACGTACCATCTTCTGGGACGTAAGGACTATGACAAGTACGCAACAATCACTGACATCGATCCAGAAGACATTCAGTTCATGAAGTTCGACACTGAGAAGGCACTTCTTCTTCGGTTCATTCAGATCTGGAAAAATGATTACCCAGACATTGTTACTGGATGGAACGTCGAGTTCTTTGATATCCAGTATCTAGTGACTCGTATCATTCGGATCTGTGGTGAGAACACTGCAAAGGAACTATCGCCTTGGAAAGGTCTGCGTAAAGATACAAAAGAGATGTTCGGTAAGACTCAACACACGTGGACCATTTCTGGTCTTCACGTTGTGGATTACTTGGATACTTTCAAGAAGTTTGCGTACAAATATGGTACGCAGGAGACCTACAAGTTAGATCACATCGCACACGTTGTGTTGGGCGAGAAGAAGTTGGATTACTCTGAGTATGGTAACCTTACTGCACTGTACGAACAGAACCCCCAACTCTACTTGGACTATAACCTCAAAGATACTTGGTTGATCCAACGACTAGAAGATGAGGTTGCATTGATGTCGTTGGTGATGACTCTTGCGTATGACGGTGGTGTGAACTGTCGTGATGCGTTCGGTACGGTGGGTTATTGGGAGACCACTATCTATCGTCGTCTACTGAAAGAGGGTATGGTTCCGCCACTTAAACACGGGCCAGGCCAACGTGGTGATGAACTTGTTGGTGGTTATGTGAAAGATCCCAAAGTGGGGATGCATCCTTGGGTGGTGTCTTTTGATTTGAACTCACTGTATCCGCACTTGATGTTGCAGTATAATATGTCACCAGAAACACTGGTTCCCCAACGTTTGGAATCTGTTTCACAAGAAATGGTATTAGAAGGGAATTATCAAAATGACGATCCTAATGTTAGTGTCGCTGCAAACGGTGTTTGCTTCTCCAACGACAAAATCGGAATCATCCCAGAAATCATTGACGAGTACTACGGACGACGAAAGCAAATCAAAAAAGAAATGCTCGCAGTCGAACAACAAATGGAAGTGGAAAAAGATCCTGCAACGAAGTCTAAACTTAAAAGGGAAATGACCCAACTTCACAACTCGCAGATGTCTATTAAGATTTCTATGAACTCTTTGTATGGTGCGACTGCGAACATTTACTTCCTGTATTATATTATGGAATTCGCAGAGGCGATTACTACTTCTGGTCAGTTGTCTATTCGTTACGCACAGAAGTCTGTGAATGAATATCTGAACAAGATCCTAAAGACAGAAGATGTCGACTACATTGTATACATCGATACCGACTCCATCTATGTAAACTTTGGTCCACTGATTGAAGAGGTTTTTGGTACTGTCGATATCACTCGTGATCAAGGTGAGAAGTTTCTTGATCAGATCTGTGGTACAAAGATTGAAGGTGTCCTTGAAAAAGGATATGAAGAACTTGCAAAGAGAATGGGTGCATTCCGTCAAGCAATGTTCATGAAACGTGAGAAGATCACTGACAAGTCTGTGTTCATTGCAAAGAAACGTTACATCATGAACGCACTGAACTCTGAGGGTGTCCACTATGAGGAACCTAAGATCTCTGTGACTGGTTTGGAGTCTGTTCGTTCGTCTACCCCCCAGATCTGTCGTGACAAACTGAAGGATGCATTCAAGGTGATCATGGAAGGTACTGAAGAAGATACGCAAGAATTTATTGCCAACTTCAAGAAAGAGTTCTATAATCTACCCCCAGAAGATATCGCAAAGAACTCAGGAACTGACAACATCGAAAAGTATATGGATCGTGGTGGTTACAAGAAGGGTTGTCCTATGCACGTGCGTGGGTGCATCCTGTTCAATCAGTTCCTGAAGTCAAAGGACTTGGACAAAAGATATGAGTCTATCCAGTCTGGTGATAAGATCAAGTTTGTATACCTTAAACAACCAAACCCTGTGAAGGAGAACATGATATCCTTCCCAGGCGTACTACCAAAAGAGTTCGAACTGCAACAGTACATCGATTACGAGAAGCAGTTTGAGAAAGTTTTCCTTGGACCTATCGAACCAATCCTTGAAGCTATTGGGTGGGTTCCTGAGAAAGTAAACACATTGGAGGATTTCTTTGTATGAACAGTAAGACAGAACAAAAGATACTGTGGTTAATACAGAAACACAACCATCAACATGCAATGGTTGAAGCGTTAGAAGCTGAGAAAGCACCAGAAGAATCTATCAAACGTGCGAAGATAGAAAAGTTGAAATTAAAAGATGAAATCGAAAATTTGAAAAGGATGGTATCATGAACAAACAAGAACTAAAAGAACGTTTGGGTGTGGGAGTAGTTAAGATCTCTTTTGAGAAAGCAGACGGTACAATTCGTGAAATGAATGCAACACTAGATCCGCAGGTTTTGCCAGAACCAGTTGCGAGTGATGATGAAATCAATCGAAATCGTAAACCAAATGAAGAAATACAGGTTGTTTGGGATGTGGATGCAAATGGTTGGCGTTCCTTTCGATGGGATCGTTTGAAGGGAGTTGTATAATGAATAACTTAGGAGATTATATTGCAGTGCGCATTGCACAAGTGTTTATTATATCAATGTTTGCTATGGGTATGATCAGTTTAGGTATTGATCTTTATACAGGAAGGTTACCATTATGAATCCATTTAAAGACATTGACACATTTGGAACAGCGTGTGATCAATCACCATCACCTGAAAACTACGAAATGTACTTGGGATTGATTTCTGAAGAGTATCAAGAACTTCAAGAAGCAGTATCAAATCAAGATAAGGTCGAACAACTAGATGCACTGGTTGATATTCTTGTTGTTACTATGGGCGCAATTCGTGCCGCAGGATGGGACGGAGAAGGTGCGTGGGAAGAAGTAATGAAAACTAATTTTGCGAAGATCGATCCAGACACTGGAAAGGTTCGCAAACGTGAGGACGGAAAAGTCCTAAAACCTGAAGGTTGGGTTGCGCCAGACCTTGCCAAGTTTGTATAAGGGTAGTATAATGTATAGACTGTTGGATGTGCCCAGAGTTCCAGATAACTTAATCTTGCCTATCGGTAAAATTTTGGAGATTGAAAACTTTTTTGGTGGGTATACTGATAGGTATACAATACACGATTGTCAACCTGACTTACAACAATTCTTGAAGAAACTATTTCCAGAATACAAAAAGTTCTGTTACCAAACTTTACAAGACAATGTGCCTATCCATATAGACACAGGAAGAACTACGGCAATTAATTATATTGTGAAGTCTGGTGGTGATCGTGTTTCCACTGCGTGGTACACAGATGAGTTTGGTGATAAGATAAAAGAAGTTGTTATCAAACCGAAAAAATGGCATGAACTAGAAGTTGATAAATGGCATGGAGTTCATGGTATAACAGATAGGCGTGTTGCAATAACAGTCTATTGACAAACACATAGGAGTATGGTATAATGAATACTAAATTAGACGAACGAGACGAACTGATGGTCATTCTTATGGAAGAGTGCAATGAACTTGCAATTGAAGTTTCGAAGATGATCCGATTTGGTTATGATAACAATTCAAAATTGGAATCTGAAGTCGGAGATGTTATGTGTATGCTTAATCTGTTACATGAGTGGGATCTTATCAGTTGGAATAATGTAGAAGCGTGTGCAGACGCAAAACGTGAAAAATTGAAAACATGGAGCAACTTATCTCTTGGTGATGCAGCTTAATACTGAACAAGCACTACACTGCGCAAACATCTTTAACAATTACTTTGGTCAGTTCGAAAGGATTGACCAATATATGCGTGACCAAAAGATGGCGCAGATTGCTGAACTTCCGCAAACCTTGCCAGGGTTTGGATTTGATACAGATATGTTCGACGACTTCTCTATGTCCCCAGAAGACATGGATTTAGAAGTCGTCGAACTTGATAATATGACTTGGGACACGTGTCTAAATATGATCAGTAGTCATAGTAACATGGTCTCCATCCCTGGCAAGGCCCTGAAACTTGCAGTCAAAGAAAAGAAGACTGGACAGTTTGTAGGGTTCATGCGTTTCGGTAGTCCTGTGATCAATTGTGCACCACGCAATCAACTCTTGGGTGGTGTACCAGATCTTACTAACTTCAATAAGACTGCAATGATGGGGTTCGTTATCGTTCCCTGTCAACCGTTTGGTTACAATTATCTTGGTGGTAAACTTCTCGCTGCACTGTGTTGTACGCACGAAGTCAGAGAAAAACTCAACAAGAAATATGGAATGAATCTCGTAATGTTCGAGACTACATCCTTGTACGGAAATACAAAGGGTGCATCGATGTATGACGGTATGAAACCGTTGTTGCGTTACAAAGGTAACACTATGTCCGACTTCATTCCTATGTTGCATGGTAAACCTTACCTTGACTTAGTAGCGTATGTCGAGGACATTGTTGGTCGTGGTGAGTTAGTCAAAGAAGGCGCATCTAGTCGTAAACTTAAGATGACTAATGCCATCATTGGTTTGATTAAGAAGTCTCTCAAAGGTGGGGAACTTGATAAGTTCAAAAAGACAATCGAAGATGCAAAGTCGTTGACAGAACAGAAACGTTACTATGTGTCTAACTATGGTATCGAAAACTATATTGATATTGTCAATGGTAAGACAGACGAAATCGTTAAAGCGCAGAACTATGATAAGTTCTATCAAAAGAATGTCATTGAATGGTGGCGTAAACTTGCAACTAAACGGTACAACAAACTAAAAGAAGAAGATAGATTGCGCAATGATTTAGAGATATGGACTGCAGACAGTGATATCGACATCATTCGATAATTGGAGATAAAATGACAAATACGGTATGTGTTCTTACAAACTTCCGTTCAGGAAGTACATCATTCACCCTTTTAAAATCGAGAGAATTTGATCTTCCGTATAAGGGAGAACTATTCAGTCACGAACGTCCTTGGGACTATGCTGGTCACAGGGGACATTGGGAAGAACTAGATATTGCTCGAAAACAACCAGACAACCCATTGGTTAAAACCTTTACACGAGATCGTGACTTTTTTGGTGACTATCTAAAGGGTATCCAATCTGGTGAACCAATTTGTTTTAAGTTGATGCCCGATCATATTGTTAAAACTTGGGAACTAAACGAGGATCCGACTTTGGACGAAAGAGATGTCGAAGTTGTGGCATCTTGTGATAAAGTGTACCTCTTATATCGTCGTGATTGGGAAGCACAAGTCCTTAGTTGGGTTGGGATGAGAAGTGATGGCCGGTTTGGTCAAAATGGATTCAAGAACCATAGACATGGATTGGTACATGGAGTGGATTACCATTTTGATATGCACGTAGGGACGGAATATCGTGAAGATGTTGTCAAACGCAAAGTTAAAGGTGACATGCATGGAATTTTTGTTCAACAAACTATTCATCAGTTAATCAACAATTATAAAAGAATGGCATACATTCAACAACAAGTACCCAATATAGAAGTAGTTTGCATGGAAGACTACTTCGCAACACAACCTTACAAGAAATATAATCATGAATATGTTTGGGTAGATGGAAAACCAGACATTCCAGATTTTGACGTAGAAGGATTATTCGTATGACACCGACAATCATAGTTGACATGGAATCTATTTGCATTGCGGGGAAGGTAGGATCACCAGAAGACAAGTATGGTATCTACAATGCACAGCCTGCAGTTTTGATGATTGATAAAATGATCCAATGGTATAAATCAGGATACAAAGTCATTATTGAATGTAGACGTGATATAGACAAAGATTACGAAGTCACTCATCAGTGGTTAGATCACTATGAAGTTCCATACTCAGAAACCGTGGTCTGGCGAGTGTAAAAAGTTTTTTGAAAAAAATTTGATTTTTTTTCAAATAAACGCTTGACATTTGGTTGCAGATGTATTATATTATATCTGTAACCAATGAGAGAGATATAAATTATGATTATCACAGACATCGAACGTCAAACCAAACAATTCCGTGTTGGAACATTCGTAAACACTATTTGTGAACAAATGACAGCTGACATGGATATCCAATCACCTAACCGATGGACACCAAAAGATCAGTCTTCGTTTGTTGAGTCTGTGTTGACAAATAAAGCGCCATCGCTTTTCGTCGTTGCAAAGATTGATAGTTGTCTTGCAAATTCATTTGATAAACTGGATCAAGAATACTATACACGTTGGCAAGACAAGGGTTATACTTATCTTAACCTAGATTCTTGGAACCGTACAAATACATTGATTCTTTTCTACAAAGACAAAGTTACCATTCCAAATGGAGAATATTCCCTTGGTGGTGTTCGTTATGTTATTGACAAAACAAACAACACATACTCAACAATGGATGCTGATTTGCGTATCATCTTTGAGAGCCGTACAATCACTGTAGAAGTACTTACAAGTGCAACTCGTCGAGATCTTTCAACTATCTTTGATGTTGTAAACCGTGGCGTTGCATTGAATGCGGCGGAACGTCGAAATCCAATTTTGACTGCCGTTGCAGGTGTTTGTCGTGACTTTGGTAAAAAGTATGCGACAAAATTCCCAAACATTAATGGATTGACTCACAACAATCGCCGAGACGTTGATGACTTCTTTGCAGGATTGTTTGCTATTTTTGTTCTTGATGATTTCAAGAACGGTAAAACTACTGCAAATATTACGACTGGTGTTCTTCGTAATATTTACGAAGATGAAGACTATGGTTCTTTTGTCTCGCCGTTTTCCACTTTCACTAAGAAGTTCATGAAAGAGTTGTTATCGTTTTCTGAGTTTCCCACCATACTTCACAAGAACTTTATCCTAGATCTGTTCACTATTTGGCGTTCTGTAGATCGTCAGAAGACATTGAAGATTACAGAACCACAAAAGTTTATTACTGATGCATACAAAGCATATGTAAAACTTCTTGACGATAAGAAAACTACTCACGAGTATTCAAATGGTCGTAGTGCAATTTACTCTGAACTTTTGCGTTCACGTCAGACGAAGATGAATCAGATTCGTCAACGTTTGATTTTAGAAAACATCCAATCTTTAGATGTATACACTGTCGAGATGAAAGAACAACGTCTTGCAACAAAAGAGACGAAGCTTATTGTTTACAATCGTGACGGTGGCAAGACACCAGAAGGTGTTGAAATCAAACCAGAAGAATTATATGATCCCACTGTTGTTCAAGGTGGACACGTCAAGATGGCGAAAAATGGTGGTTCTGCAGAACCTAATAATATCGTAATGCAAACACGCAAAGATAATCTTAAATTGAAAACTGACTTGCCTGCAGAACTTATTCCTGAGTCCCTTCGAGATAACGCATAAATAAGGAAGAACCTTTTAATTATTGTTTTAATATGGAGATCTGAATGGACATCAAAATTACCACAGAACAACTACGTGGTTACAAACTATTCGTAGGAACACCGATGTACGGTGGCAATTGTTCTGGACTATTCACCAAATCATGTAACGATCTAGCGATGCTTTGTACAAAAGCAGGTATTGATGTTCGTTTTTATTATCTGTTCAACGAAAGTCTTGTGCAACGTGCAAGAAACTATGTTGTGGATGAGTTTCTAAGATCAGATTGTACACACATGATCTTTATCGATTCTGATATCCATTTTAATGCAAAGGATGTACTTGCACTTCTTGGTCTTGCGGTTCATGATCCTGAGAACTATCAAATCATGACTGGTCCGTATCCCAAGAAGACTATCGCTTGGGAGAAAGTGCAAGTCGCTTCGCAAAAAGGTCGTGCAGACGAAAATCCGTTCCACTTAGAAAACTACACTTCAGACTTCGTGTTCAATCCTGTAAAGGGCATGAAAGGTGAATTCAGATTGAACGAACCTATTGAAGTAAGTGAAGCGGGTACAGGATTTATGTTGATTGGTCGTGACGTGTTGGATAAGTATCGTGATGCATATCCTGAACTGCGTTATAAACCTGATCATGTGCGCACTGAGAACTTTGATGGTTCACGTGAAATTACCGCATACTTCGACTGTATCATTGATCCAGAATCAAAACGATATCTGTCTGAAGATTACTTCTTCTGTCGTAAAGCAAGAGAAGCGGGTATTAAAGTGTGGATGTGTCCTTGGATGAACTTGAACCATGTAGGAACATATATCTTTAAAGGTAATATGGCTGCAATCGGATCTCTTGGGGTATCTGCAACTGCAGACGCAAAGTCTAGAAAGAAAAACTACAAGAAAAAATAAAAAAACTAGTTGACAATGAGTGAAGAACAACGTATAATTCTGATAACAGATTTCATCGAACAGAAACTCCGCAAAGAAAAGGAGTTAGAATTCTATCTCGCAGAACTATCTAAACTCGAAAAGAA